GGGTACTAATGGCACTCCTTACGATAGATTGCATTCAGAATTATCATTCCCTTTAGGAGCAGGAGTAACTCACAATCATCACGCAGTATTTCAGTATTATGTTGATGAGGCTTTTGTAGAGAATGGTGCGGAGTGGAGAGTTGCAGCTTCAGGAGGTGATTTTGATGTTTGGGATATTATATTCTTCTTCTCTAAACTACAAAGTTATGCGTAGCGGAAGAAGTAGACAAACTCCAAGCAGAACAAGTCCACGAGGTAGCCGTAGGGCTTGCTTATGCGCTAATGGTACTTATAGTCGTAAGTGCTGTAAAGGCAACCTGATTAATCAAGGCATAGGAAGAATATCAGCATTGCCTGAATAGCAAAAATACAACAGTGTGTTTAATTAATAGTTAACCTAATATAATTCAAATTATGAAAGCAACTGAAATCGTAGAAAAACTAAAGTCTGTTCTACTTTCTTCTGACGAAGCTCCAGTACAAGAAGAGCTATCTAAAGAAGTAGAGGAGATTGAAGTAAACGAAGAAGTGGCACTTGAGGATATGCCAGAAGAGGAAGTTCCTGTAGAGGAAGCTCCTGAAGCTGACGAGCCTAAGTATGTCACTAAAGAAGAGCTTGAGTCTGCACTTGCAGAAATGAAAGCTATGTATGACCAACTAATGGAGAAGATGGGTTCAGAAGAAATGGAAACTGAAGTTCCTGCTGAAGAACTATCTGCTCAAGAGCCTGAGCAAGTTGACTTATCTACTGATGAGCCTGCTGCTGAGCCTCTATCACACTCACCTGAAGCTGAGGCACAAGCCAAGCCACAGTTCTTTTCAGGAATCAGACCACAGAACACTATGGGAGTGGTTTATCAAAAAATGTTTAACAAGTAATTTATTTAAATAAAAATGGCAACTACTACTTCAATTACAACTACTTACGCTGGAGAGTTTGCAGGTCAGTACATTTCTGCTGCCCTTCTTTCAGGTAAGACTCTTAACGAGAATGCTATCAGCATTAAACCAAACGTTAAGTACAAAGAGGTTATCAAGAAAGTTGATACTTCAGGATTAATTGCTAACGCAAGCTGTGACTTTGCTGACACTGGAAACGTGACTCTAACTGAGCGCATCCTTCAGCCAGAAGAGTTCCAAGTAAACGTTGAGTTATGTAAAAAAGACTTCCGTTCTGACTGGGAGGCTATCCAAATGGGGATTGGTGCATTTGACCAACTACCTCCAAAATTCGCTGACTTCCTAATTGCACACGTTGCAGGAAAAGTAGCTGAGAAAACTGAGCAAAACATCTGGGGTGGTGTAAACGCTACTGCTGGTGAGTTTGACGGATTCACTACTCTTATGGCAGCTGATGCTTCTGTAAACGATGCAGCTAACGGAGCTGAGACTTCATTCACTGCTTCTAACATCATCACTCTATTTGGAAACGTACTTGATGCAGTTCCTTCAACTGTTTATGGTCGTGAGGACTTAACTATCTACGCTCCAACTGTAGCTTTCAAAGCATACATCCGTGCGTTAGGTGGATTCGGTGCTTCAGGATTAGGTGCAGCGGGTATTGACAACAAAGGTGGGCTTTGGTACAACAGCGGAAACGCTTTATCATTTGACGGTGTTAAAATCCAGCACGCTCCAGGAATGCCTGCTGACCACATCGTAGCTGGTGAGGCTTCTAACCTTTACTTCGGTACTGGTCTACTTTCTGACCACAACGAAGTTAAAGTTATCGATATGGCTGACTTAGACGGTTCACAAAACGTACGTGTAGTTATGCGCTTTACAAGCGGAGTACAGTACGGAGTTGGTTCTGACTTAGTTCTTCTTACTTTAGCTTAATAAATCATTAACCAAATATTAAGGGGTGGGTTAGCCTGAAAAGTGCCTACCCATCCCTTTTTAATTAAAACAAATATAAACTATGTCTTGTGACTTTATCTCAGCAGGAAGAACGTTACCTTGTAAAAATTCAGTGGGCGGTCTTAAGAGTGTTTACTTCATTCAATATGACAGCTCGGTAAGCATTTCTGTAGAAACCGATGACACAGTAGATTCTGCTGTATCTTGGGCAGCAACCGCTGACGTATATGAATACGAACTTAAAGGTAATTCTTCTTTAACACAGAACATCCAATCTTCAAGAGAGAATGGAACTACCGCTTTCGAGCAGGTATTAGAACTTACCCTACCAAAACTTAGTGCAGCCGACAACCAAGCAGTTAAATTGCTTGCTTTCGGTAGACCAAGAATTGTTGTAGAGGACTATAATGGAAACCTATACTTAGTAGGTAGAGAACACGGAGCAGATGTAACTGGCGGTACTATCGTTACTGGTGCAGCTATGGGAGACCTTTCAGGTTACACCCTTACATTCACTGCAATGGAAAGAATGCCTGCTAACAAAGTAGAAGGTACATTCCCTGCTACTGCCTAACCAATAGCAGTATAAACGTAGAAGAGCAGCCCCGTAAGGCTGCTTTTTTCGTTTAAATAAAAACAGAAAACAGTCTTTGTGGTTATCCTATTGTGATACGATTAAGACCTATACAGACACAGCAATCCTTCAGCATTATACCATCTTCGTATGATTCTGCAAAGTGGGATGCTGCTACGGTCTCTTTAGTAGAGAATGGTACAAACAAAACAGAATCTGATGTAGCATTTAGCTATGCGGAGTCTGCTAATGGCAACTATATTGTAGTTACTGTTGCACCTACCATCACTCTAAAAGAAGACCAGATATATACACTCAAAATTGAGATTGTTGATGATATACTATATAGAGATTTAGTGTACATCACAAGTGACACAAGTAAAACAACAGTATTCAGTTATCCTGAAATATACGATGAGTATGATAGCGGAGATAATGAATATATAGTATTGTAATATGGCAAAAAGCAGAGTAAGATTAGTAAACACTCCTGCACCGCAAAAGAAGTATAGCGGTAGCACAAGGGTAGTTAATTTAAGTGGTTATCAGTCTCCTGAGATTATAGAAGATGACAGAAAAGACTGGGTGCTATACTTAACAGGTGACGGAGACCAAGACTACTTTGAGTCTCTAATAGATAAGTTCTTAGGTAGTCCTACTAATGCCCGTTGTATCAATGGTATTAGTGATATGATTTATGGCAGGGGCTTAGAGGCTACAGACAGTTCAGAGAAGCCTGAGATGTACGCTAAGATGAAGTTACTCTTTACTCCTAAGTGTATGCGTAAGGTAGTTAATGACTACTATCTCTTAGGACAAGCTGCTGTACAGGTTATCTACAACAAGAATAAGACCGCTATTGTAAAGGTAGCTCACTTTCCTATGGAAACGCTACGTGCTGAGAAGGCTAAAGATAACAAGATACAGGCTTACTACTACCACCCTAAGTGGACAGAGTTAAGACCTTCTGATAAGCCCAAGCGTATTCCTACCTTTGGTAATGGAGGTAAGGGAGATACTATTGAGTTATTTATCTTCAAGCCTTACAAGTCAGGATTCTATTACTATGCACCTGTTGCTTACAACGGATGCTTGCAGTATGCGGAATTAGAAGAAGAAGTAGCTAACTACCATATCAATAATATTCAGAATGGCTTACAGCCATCTCTAATGGTAAACTTCAATAACGGTATTCCTAACGAGGAAACCCAAGAGCTGATTGAAAGAAAGCTAATTGAGAAGTTCGGTGGCTCTTCTAACTCTGGTAAGTTTGTACTTAACTTCAATGAGACCTCAGAAGATGCAGCTACTATAGAGCCTATTCACTTGCCTGATGCACACGCACAATATCAGTTCTTATCTGATGAGGCAAGAGAAAAGATTATGCTTGGACACGGAATTGTGTCTCCCATTCTATTAGGCATCAAAGATAACACGGGGTTCGGTAACAATGCAGAAGAGTTACGTACTGCTTCTATCCTTATGGATAACATTGTTATTAGACCATTTCAGCAGGGTATCATTGATGGACTTAATGAGATACTTGCATACAACAAACTATTCCTTAACCTATACTTCGTAACACTACAACCGATTGAATTTACAGAACTTGACAACATTGCAACTAAAATCAAACGAGAAGAAGAAACAGGAGAAAAGTTGTCAAGCCAAGTGCAAGAGGAACTGCAAGACTTGTCAGACGAAGAGTTTGAAGACATCTTCGACCAATTAGAAGAGTTCGGTGAAGTTATCTCTGATGACTGGGAATTAGTATCTGCTGAGAAGGTAGACTTAGCTGCTGTATCTGAAAAGGATGCTGCACCTTCTAAGAAGTCTTCTCAAGACAATAAAGGCTATAAGGTACGCTATGCATATATGCCTATGAGAAAGTCTCCTGATAGCCGTCAATTCTGCCAGCGTATGGAGTCTTTAACAGACAAGGATATTGTATTCCGCTTAGAGGATATCAATCAAATGTCTTTCAGAGGTGTCAATAAAGAGTTAGGACACAAGGGTAGAAATTACTCTCTTTTCAAATACAAGGGCGGAAAGAACTGCCATCACTTCTGGGAAAAAAGAGTATATAAAAAGAAACAAAGAGTAAGCGAAGATGAGGCTTTAGCTGAAGGGTTTGAATCACCAAACAATCCAACTGAAGTACCAGTAGCACCAAAAGATATGCCGAATAGAGGCGCATTTCCTAAATCATAAGGTATGAAGGCATTATTTATTACAACAAAGGATTTAAAGCAGAAGTCTATATTAAGTGGTAACGTAGACCCTGATAAGATAGCACAGTTTATTGAGGTAGCACAAGACACTCATATTCAAAACTACTTGGGTGGTAAGCTATATCAGAAGCTACAGACTCTTATTATAAACAACACTATTGGGGATGCTGGTAATGCTGATTATAAGACGTTATTAGACACTTACGTGAAGCCTATGTTAATATGGTATGCACAAGCTGATTATATTCCATTTGCAGCCTTCCAAATAAGCAATGGAGGGGTATATAAGCACAGAAGTGAGAACAGCGACTCTGTGTCTATGGAAGAGGTAAATATGCTTGCTGCTAAAGCTCTTGAGACTGCACAGTTCTACACAAGAAGATTTATGGATTATATGGACTTCTATAGCCAGCTATACCCAGAGTACATTACTTCTTCTAATGAAGAGATGCACCCTGATAAGGATGTAAACTTTGGAGGGATATATCTTGGATAGACAAAAAAAGAAATATAAGCCTAAAGAAGAGAATGTAAGAAAATTATTTTCTTTTATTAAGAGAGAGGAACAAAAAGAAGATAAACAAGTTATCTATAAAGAAGCAAACTAATGTCTGGTTATCAAAAAAATAATATCGGATGGGGTAGTGTCTATTTAATAGACGATGTGGTTGATGGCTCGGTAGATACTTTTGCAGGGCTTTCGAGTGTTACCAATCTTTTTGAAGGTGATATTTATTTAGTTAAAACCACTACTGGAATCATTGGTATCAACAGAAAACAAAAAGGTTTGTATCGTTATAATGGTAGCAGTTGGGATATGATGCAGACAGAGATGTTAGGCAGTTTAGTTGCTTTTAACAATGCGAATACGGATATTCAGGCTACGACAGTAGAAGAAGCAATAAAAGAGATAAATAATAAAATAGATAGGTGGAATCCTTAAAATAGATTATGGCAAGTTTAGCAAATCAAACAATTTCGAGTACTTATGATGGACTCGTAAAAACATCAAGTGATAATGCAGTACCCGTATCGGGTGTACAGGCTTTAGAGGATGGAGCAGGTAATGCTTTGGCTCTTAGTGTCGGAAGGTCGGGAAATGGGGTAAGCGTTTCGGGACTTTTAGATGTTTCGGGAGAGGTTCAAGGTACTTCTTTAGATATTAACGGAGCTGCGGATATTTCAGGCAACCTTGCAGCAAACTCTTTTGTTACTTGTAATAGTTTAAGTTCAGGAGATTATGTTCGTGTTTATGGTGGAAGTGGTACTGCTCAATGGGATATTTACG